TCTCACAGTTTAAACTTTTGGTTATCCCCCCCCGGTACCCTCCCAGTTCACCCAAAGTAACCATAGGCCACCCTAAACCTTCGGTTTAACCTTAGGTGGGACTGTTGGGAAACCTTGGGGTGATACTATATGTTGTGGTGAGTGGGACCTTGGGATACTATATGTGGCTATCTCTGTGTCCCTATCTGTTGGTACTCATTAAGTCACACCTTAGGTATCCACCTTAGGACCTCCTGAGGTTATACCTGAGACCATATACCTTAGGTTAACCATAGGCCATCCGGTGAGCCACCACTATAAGGCTATACAATGTAGGTTGTCAATATACCAACCAATTAGGACACACTATAGGGAGACACTTTAAGTATTACTAAGAGACCATTACCATAAAGATAACTATCACTATAGGTCTAACTAAAAGTTTAACTTTAAGTATTGACATTCAGATTACGTTATGAGACATTAGCAACCGTTGAGAGACACAACGTCACCAACTACCAGACAATACCACGAGTTATCTGGTTAGACTGAGAGTCTCAAGTAGTCATCAACCGGACATACGAAAGTGGTTGACTCAACGATAAACATCAAGTAATATGCATCACCAGTAACAACGCTCTTTAACAATATGGATTAGCTGACATGTACATCACTCATCACTTAGTGTTTAACTAGTGGTTACATTCAGGTCTCTGGCAAGGTACGTCCCGTCACCCTGAGAGTAGCCACATTGATAACCACTAATCAACTGAAGGATATACACCATGATTTACACCAAAGAGCCAGCCAACAAAGTGTTTGTATTCGTTACCGCTTACCGTGGCTATGAGTCGCTTGAAGTTAACGAGAAGATGCTCAAGGGTCTCATTAAGACCATTCGCACCTATCCGGGAGCATACGGCAACATTCGTGATGAGCACGTACAAGGCTGCTTTAAGGAAGCTGGTATGCCGGAGGCAACGCAAGAGCGCACGCTTAAGGTAGAATGCACGGAGAAGCAGGCAGCAGAGTTAACTTGGCTGGCCTGTAAGACCTACTCGCAAGATGCTGTGCTGGTGGTGAACTCACAGACTCACACGGCTGCGCTATGGTCTATCGAGGATGTTGGCGAGTATCCACAAGTATACCCTACGCTCAAAGAGGTGTCTTTAGGTGGCACGCTGCAACAGGTTGATGCACCAAAGGGTGAATGCTATTCAATCATCGACGGGCAATACTGGGAGGTTGTATGAAGCACTACGGAATCACGCAGCAGAACCTCAAGAGTACTCGCAAGGCCATGAAGGTGGCCCTAATGTGTGTCAACCAGTCGCCTGAAGACATGAACGCATGGCACGGCTACTATATGGCCCAATTAGCCCAGACCTATCGCACACGCAAGGTAATGTATGATAACCCTGTTCGTAATTAGTGTGTACGCCCTGATTGTCCTGTACTTTGTGTGGGACTTTCGCAAGGGTCTTAAGGTACACAAAGCATCATTCAGCTACCTGAAGTGGGGCGTGCTGCCTCGCTTTACTGTAAGACTACCTAATGGCCGCTTTAAGGCAAACAAAGTGGGGATATTCTATGTCGCAACGCACTAACCTGAAGAAAGCATTCAAGATTGCACGTATGGTTATGACCTACGGTGCATCCGAACGCGCCACAAAGAAAGCATACATCAGGCACCACATACGACTACCAGCAAGACAGCAGCGATGGGTAATACGTAGCGTGCACATCCAACTACACGAGCCATTCATGGTCCCTAAGGACCTCGTTCCGTCAGCAACTGGTTTTGCAAAGCGCCAAGAGTTCTAACACTCGTTAACACCACACACTACTATTTAAAGGAAACAACCAAATGAACTACACCGATATACAAGCACGCTTAGACGTCATCCGCAACCTGCCAATCTGTGAACTCGACGAGCGCCAGCCGCTGCTGGTAGCACTCATGGCGGACATTGTGAACTATGAGACGTCCGACGGTGACGATACGGACAGCGATTGGGGTCTGGAACGTCAGGACTATTGGAAAACCCTGAAGATTAAGGCCAAAGACGCTGGGTTTAACCTGCTGGGCAATGGTCACTTCAGCGCAGCGTTTAAGCATAAGCTGCTACCGGGTAGGGTCATTAAGGTTGGCTTTAAGAAAGAGGACTCAGGGGCCGCTTACGTGGCGTTCTGCCGGATGCACCAAGGCCGGGTAGGGATTCCTAATGTCTACCACGTAGCGCGTCACGCTGGATGCTATACGGTGGTACTGGATGAGCTGGAACCGTGCCAGCGGCGAGAGAACGATGGGCACGACCACTACGCAGACCTCGCGTATTACTTTGTCGAGGGTGAATGTGACCCTGAGGAATACACGGAGGATGACCAACCGTTTATCGAGACGTGCCAGATGATTCGCAAGTTCTTCTACGGGATTGCGTCCTTCGATATGCACAGCGGTAACATCATGTTCACCAAAGACGGCAAGCCAGTGATTACTGACCCGGTGTCATTCTCAGCGGACCGGGACCGTGAGCCTTTCTCACTGGAACCTGAGGAGCTACTCGTAGAGATTGAGCAGATAGCGCACGACAAGATGATTGAACGCTGTAAGCGCAACAAGGCTAAGCGAGACCGTGACAGCACGTTGTGTCGCGCCCGTAGGGCCAACAACAAGGCCCGCAGACAACGCGCTAAGGTCCGAGCGCGCCACATAAAGGAGCGCGAACGGCTCAACGCTGAGGCCATGAAGGCAGACTTTGCGGGGCTTGAACGCCGTGTTAACCTATGGCACGTAGCCGATGGCCTTAACGTTGCATTTGGTCAACCGCTGGTAATAGATAACTACCTACAAGGTAGACTTATGGGCTAACAAGGTGTATCTTAGGTGTCTCCGATACGAGGCACCAATAGATAAACTTTATTCACAAAGAGGCACACAATGAACGCATTAAACATTGCACGTAATGACTTCTCAGAGATTGAACTTGCTGCTATCCCGTACAACATCCTCAGCGAGCACTACGGGGACAAGCTGGCACGTGAGCAGCTGGCCCTTGAGCATGAAGCGTACGAGCTGGGCGAGCAGCGTTTCCTGAAGATGTTAGAACGTCAGGTGAAGGCTGGTGAGTTCGCCGACAACGTGGCCGCTAAGCCGCTGGTCTTAACGTTGCACCCACAGCTGACCAAGCGTATCGACGACTGGAAGGAGGAACAAGCAAACGCTCGCGGTAAGAAGCCTCGCGCATACTATCCGATTAAGCATGGTGTGGCCTCAGAGTTAGCCATTAGCATGGGCGCTGAGGTGCTCAACGAGAAGCGCGGAGTGTCCAGTGAGGCAATCGCACTGCTGACCATTAAGGTCGTCTTAGGGACGCTCACAGACGCCTCTAAGGCAACCATCCAGCAGGTGTCCTCGCAGTTAGGCAAGGCCCTTGAGGATGAGGCCCGCTTCGGTCGCATCCGTGAGCAGGAGGCCACCTACTTCAAGAAGAACGTAGCGGACCAGCTGGACAAGCGCGTAGGCCACGTGTACAAGAAGGCCTTCATGCAAGTTGTCGAGGCCGATATGATATCCAAAGGGATGCTTGGCGGCGACAACTGGGCGAGCTGGAAGACCGACGAGCAGATGCACGTAGGGACCAAGCTGTTGGAGCTACTCATTGAGGGTACTGGTCTGGTGGAGATGACCAAGAACAAGATGGCCGATGGCTCGGACGATGTGACCAGTATGCAAATGGTCCAGCTGGCTCCGGCCTTTGTGGAACTCCTGAGTAAACGAGCTGGCGCACTTGCGGGTATCAGCCCTATGCACCAGCCGTGCGTAGTCCCTCCGAAACCTTGGGTTGGGACCGTAGGCGGTGGCTACTGGTCAGTCGGTCGTCGCCCGCTGGTACTGGTGCGTACCCACTCCAAGAAAGCACTGCGCCGCTATGAAGACGTGCACATGCCTGAGGTATACAAAGCGGTCAACCTCGCGCAAAACACACCGTGGAAGGTGAACAAGAAGGTGCTGGCGGTAGTCAACGAGATTATCAACTGGAAGCACTGCCCGGTAGGTGACGTCCCAGCGATTGAACGCGAAGAGTTACCACCACGCCCGGACGATATCGACACCAACGAGGTGGCACGCAAGGCATGGCGCAAGGAGGCCGCAGCGGTCTACCGTAAGGACAAGGCCCGCCAGTCTCGCCGCTTGTCGATGGAGTTCATGGTTGCACAGGCCAACAAGTTCGCTAACCACAAGGCCATCTGGTTCCCGTACAACATGGACTGGCGCGGTCGTGTGTACGCTGTGAGCATGTTCAACCCGCAGGGTAATGACATGACCAAGGGTATGCTGACATTGGCCAAAGGTAAGCCAATCGGTCTAGATGGGTTCTACTGGCTGAAGATTCACGGTGCAAACTGCGCGGGCGTCGATAAGGTTCCTTTCCCTGAGCGCATCAAGTTCATCGAAGAGAACGAGGCCAGCATTCTAGCGAGTGCAGCGGACCCGCTGAATAACACTTGGTGGACCCAGCAGGATTCGCCGTTCTGTTTCTTGGCGTTCTGTTTCGAATATGCTGGCGTTAAGCACCACGGTCTGAACTACAACTGCTCGCTGCCGCTGGCGTTCGACGGGTCATGCTCTGGGATTCAGCACTTCAGCGCAATGCTCCGCGATTCCATCGGTGGTCGTGCTGTTAACCTACTGCCTTCTGATACCGTGCAGGATATCTACAAGATTGTTGCCGACAAGGTTAACGAGGTGCTCCATCAACACGTTGTCAATGGGTCTCAGACGGTGGTCGAGCAGATTGCCGACAAGGAGACTGGTGAGTTCCGTGAGAAGGTAACGTTGGGTGAGTCTGTGTTAGCTGCTCAATGGTTACAATATGGTGTGACCCGTAAGGTGACTAAGCGTTCTGTCATGACGTTGGCGTACGGTTCCAAAGAGTTCGGATTCCGTCAGCAAGTTCTTGAGGACACCATCCAGCCCGCTATTGACAACGGCGAGGGCCTAATGTTTACGCACCCTAACCAAGCGGCTGGCTACATGGCTAAGCTGATTTGGGACGCTGTGACTGTGACTGTAGTGGCAGCTGTCGAGGCAATGAACTGGCTGAAGTCTGCCGCTAAACTACTGGCCGCTGAAGTTAAAGACAAGAAGACCAAGGAGGTGCTTCGCAAGCGCTGTGCAATCCACTGGGTAACACCGGACGGCTTCCCTGTGTGGCAGGAGTACCGCAAGCAGAACCAAGCACGCCTGAAGCTGGTATTCCTCGGTCAAGCCAACGTCAAGATGACGTACAACACCGGGAAGGACTCAGAGATTGACGCTCACAAGCAGGAATCTGGCATCGCTCCGAACTTTGTCCACTCACAGGACGGTAGTCACCTACGCATGACCGTAGTGCACGCCAACGAGGTCTACGGGATTGACTCCTTCGCACTCATTCACGACTCCTTCGGGACCATTCCGGCAGACGCTGGGAATCTCTTTAAGGCAGTCCGCGAGACTATGGTCAAGACCTACGAGGACAACGATGTAATCGCTGACTTCTACGACCAGTTCGCTGACCAGCTGCACGAGTCTCAGCTCGACAAAATGCCTGCGGTCCCGGCTAAAGGTGACCTGAATCTGCGCGATATCTTAGAGTCTGACTTCGCGTTCGCATAAGGTCTCAGGCAATTAGGACACACTATAGGGAACCTTCGAATGACTGAGGGTTCCATTACTTAAAGTTTTAACTTAAAGAATGCTTAAAGAGGCACGCTATGACTTACTCAATCGTTGTAACCATCTTGTTAATCATCTTCACAGCACTCTTCATTATCACCATGCGTAATGCAATACGAGATGGGGAACGCTTGGAGCGTAAGGTGCAGGAGGTAAGCTCCCATCTTAACAATGAGTCAGCCAAGGTGATACGACTGGCAGACAGGGCCGAGTCTCTTGGTAGACAGGTTCGTTACTTAGAGGGTGATCTTGAGAGCGAGAGACAGAAGGTGCGCGATGTGGAGGAACTCCGAGCGCACCAGCGGGACCGAATGAAGTTCCTCCGCAAGTCGCTGAAGGAAGCACAAGACGAGCTGATGATGGTCTCCGACCTGATTCACGTTAAGTTCACCGCTGTGTTACCGTCCGGTACGCACGCCAAGACGCTCTTTAAGTTAGGACTTGGCCCGTGTGGTCTTCACGTTAAATCCCTTCGATGGACAGAGCTTGAAGACCGCTATCTGATAGACCAGCTGTGCACCAACGGTGAGCGCAAGCAGTTCGTCTACTACAAGAGCGAAGTAGTAGGACGCATCGAGTTCCGACACGGTAAGATTTAATTAGGGCACACTATCAGGAACATACTCAAGGTCATCACGGTCGGTGGCCTTCATGAATGTCCCTTACTATCACAATCAGGAGCAACACCATGTATCAGAACACAATCAACTTTGAGCGCAAACGTGAACGCCAGCAGACTGAGGGTTATATTCCTAAGGGCCGCAAGCTAAACAAGACGAAGCGCGGTGGCGGCGTGAAGGGTTCCTTCCGTAACGCTAAGGGTGACAGTGTTGTTAACCAAGAGAAATACTTTGTAGGAGCATAACAAATGGCTAAGCAAACTAAATGGCTGTTCGATGGAAGCACTTCGCAGTGGTCTCGTTTAGGAGCAGCGGAGCGCAGACTGATGGATACGACAGGGCTACACGTGGTCATGCTTGATGACCCATGCACTAACACCGTGCTGTTCAACGTGTTCGAGCCACGCGGGTCACTTCTAATAAGTAAGCGGTTCAGCCGCTGGTCGATTGACTCAGCGTCATACTGGCTGGCAAAACTCACAGCCGACTACTCAAGCTGGCAGTAATTAGGTCACACTATAGGCAGACTCAAGGTCATCGACATTCGGTGGCCTTTATGATTGCTTATTGCACATTAATTAAACACTATCTGGAGACATCCTCATGACGATGAACATTAAGACTAATCCATTTAAGGCCGTATCGTTCGTTCGCTCTGCTATCGAGAAGGCGCTGGAGACTTCCGGTTACCTCATCGCAGACACTAAGCACGATGGCGTGCGCGGGAATATTTGCGTAGACAACACGGCCAATGCAGCATGGCTCAGCCGGGTTTCCAAGACCATTCCGGCACTTGAGCACCTCAACGGTTTCGACCAGCGCTGGACTAAGTTACTGAAAGATGACCGCTGGATTTTCCCTGATGGCTTTATGCTTGATGGCGAACTCATGGTCAAAGGCGTGGACTTCAACACCGGGTCTGGCCTGCTGCGAACCAAGTGGGTGAAAGCAACCAACGTTGACTACCACACCGACCGCATGGCACCAGCCAAGGTTCCGTTTGAACTCGACACTAAGCACCTCAAAGTTGTCCTCTACGACATCATTCCGCTTGACATTATCGAGTCCGGTGATGACTACAACGTGATGACCCTGCTGCGCCTTGAGCACGTCAAGGTAGCCTTACCAGTCCTGCAAGACCACTTCCCTGAAGTCGAGTGGTGCCTCTCTGAGTCCCATGAAGTTTACGACATGGACGAACTCGATGCGCTGTACCGACAGAAACGAGAAGAAGGTCATGAAGGTCTGGTGGTTAAGGACCCTCGCGGTATCTATAAGCGCGGCAAGAAGTCCGGCTGGTGGAAGCTGAAGCCAGAGAACGAGGCTGATGGTGTCATTGTTGGACTCAACTGGGGAACTCCCGGTCTAGCCAACGAGGGCAAGGTGATTGGCTTCGAGGTTCTCCTTGAGTCCGGTCGTGTGGTCTCCGCCAACAACATCTCGCAAGCGCTGATGGAGGAGTTCACAAAGACTGTTCTCCTGAGCGCATCGAATGCTGAATGGCACAATGCAAACGAGGACGCACAGCTTCTGCCTAACCCTTACGAGGGCTGGGCGTGCCAAATCAAGTACATGGAGGAAACTCCAGACGGCTCCCTGCGTCACCCGTCGTTCGACAAATGGCGTGGAACCGAGGCAGACCCAACCGTTAAGATGTAATTAGGACCCACTATAGGAGACACTAAATGTCTATCAACCTGATTCTAATCATCGTGTTCATCCTCGCGGCTATCGTGTGGTCAATGAACGACGAGCCACCCAAAGGAGCATAACCATGCGCTTACACTTCAATAAATCTAACGGTATCTTCTCGGTTCGCCGGGAAGACCGCAGCACTGTAGCAGCCTCTGAGCGCCACGGTAAGATTCCTCGTATCGGTGATACCTTCGAGCTGGCACCCAGTGTGCACATCTTGGTTACTCGCGGTCTCTACGAATTGGCTCAGACTAAGAGCCGTCCTTTCGTACCCGTTGTGGTAACCAAGTGGCCACGCCTGCGTCTGTTCTGGGAGCGTATCAAGGAGGTAGTCAATGACTGAACGTGAAATTCAAGTGGTGAATCTGCTGGTTGAACAAAACACTGACCGCCCAGACTCCACAACGTGCGCTGATGGCGTCATATGCTACAAGGTATTGTGCAGTGAGTGTCCGCTAGCCACCAAAGGTACGACCATTGGGGAAGTCCGCGCAATGAAGGACAGCAAGGCTCCGAGTGTAGAAGACGACGGTGTTAAGCGGCCAAGTCACTACCAACTGTTCGAAGGCGTCGAGGCCATCGAGGTGATCGCGCGTAGCATGACTCAGGAGATGTTCAAGGGGTACTGCCTCGGTAACATCCTCAAGTACCGCCTTCGTGCTGGCAAGAAGTCCGAGCTGGCCACCTTAGAGAAAGACATGGCGAAGGCCGCTTTCTATCTGGAGCTGTACACCAAGCACAAGGGTCTATGCTATGACGCCTAGCGATTGGGCAAGAAAGATGTACGAGAAGACGCTCGACCCTGCGTACATCACCTTGTATAACATGTGGAAGGAGCGAGAAGATGCAAAAGTTCGTCGTAACGGTCGAGACAGCTAACGCATCGTATGAACTCCCGGTACACGCTGGGTCTCTTGAGGAGGCCCTCGAAGTTGCCGAGGCGGAGTACGAAGAGTTAGGCCAAGTGACTCGGGTACGCCCAGATACTAATTTCGGGTTCGACCTGTAGTTATTAGGGCACACTATAGGGACACATGCTGTCCCTCTTTCTGTTATAAACCAAAGGAGATTCATCATGGCATTCGCTAAGAAGAAAATTTACACCACTAAGATTGGTACCTGTGAGCCGTACGCTTACTTCAACAAGCCGGACTATGGCGGTGAGGGTTTTGAGAACCCACGCGGTACCTACAAGGGTTCCGTAACGTTCAAGAACGAAGACTGTCAGGAGCTGGTAGACCTCATCGTTAAGACCCATGAGGAAAACTACGCTGCTCGTCTGGAAGCACACGAAGCTAACCCGCCTAAGGTTCAGAAGGGTAAGAAGCCCCTGAAGCCGTACGAAGGCGACATGCCGTTCTTCGACAACGGTGATGGTACCACCACGTTCAACTTCAAGTGCTACGGTTCATACGAGGACAAGAAGACTGGCGAGACCAAGAAGATTGTTCTGGGTGTAGTAGACGCGAAGGGCAAGCGCATTCAGGACGTTCCGATTATCGGCGGCGGTTCCAAAGTGAAGATTCGCTTCTCTCTGGTACCGTACGGCTGGTCTGCGGTAGCTGGTGCTTCCGTTAAGTTGCAGCTGGAAGGCGTTATGTTGGTCGAACTGGCTACCTTTGGTGGTGGCGAAGATGACTGGGCTGACGAGGCTGTAGAAGGTGGTTACGAAGCGGACGAACCTCGCAGCCGTAAACCTCAGGAAGACCCAGAAGACTGGTCTGGTGAGGAAGCTGACGAGGGTGAAGCCGAAGAAGACGACGACTTCTAATGGCGGGCTATGGGGCCAAAGGGATTCGGAAGGTGGGTGCCTTCCGGTCTGGCCTTGAGGACAAGGTGTCCAAGCAGTTAGAATCAAAGGGCGTCACGTTCGACTACGAATTGTGGCGCATCCCTTACGTTATTCCTGCGAGTGACCACCTTTACACTCCAGACTTCTTGCTGCCTAACGGTATCTTCGTGGAGACTAAGGGTCTCTGGGAAGCCGAGGACCGCAAGAAGCACCTACTGATTCGTGAGCAATACCCGGAGTTAGACATTCGGTTAGTGTTCTCTTCGAGTCGCACTAAGATTTACAAAGGGTCGCCCACCAGTTACGCTGAGTGGTGCGAGAAGCATAACATCTTGTTTGCCGACAAATTGATTCCCGTAGACTGGCTGAAGGAGCCGAAGCGTGATGTACCGTTCGGCAAGTTCAAGCAGAAGAAAGGAGCAAAGTAAGTATGGCCAAGGTTCAATTCACTAAGCGACAGGAGACCTCTCAGATTTTCGTTCACTGTTCCGCCACCAAGGCAACCATGGACGTAGGTGTTCGTGAGATTCGCCAGTGGCATAAAGAGCAGGGCTGGCTTGACGTTGGGTATCACTTCATCATCCGTCGTGATGGTACCGTTGAGGCGGGCCGTGACCAAGATGCTGTTGGTTCACACGTCAAGGGATACAACTCGACCTCTGTCGGTGTATGTCTGGTAGGCGGTATCGACGCCAAGGGTAACCCTGAGGCAAACTTCACGCCAGCCCAGATGCAGTCGCTGCGCTCACTGCTGGTAGAACTGAAGGTGCAATACGCTGGGGCCGTTCTGATGGCACACCACGACGTAGCGCCCAAAGCCTGCCCGAGCTTCGACCTGAAGCGTTGGTGGGAGAAGAACGAACTGGTCACTTCAGACCGTGGGTAAACATTAGGTAGCACTACAGGGAGACAATTGCGTTTCCCTGTTGTCGCACATTCTGTACAAATTATGGTCAGGCTTCAGGTGCACTTGGCGTAGCGCTGCGTTTCATTCGGGTTCGATTCCCGGACTGACCACACCAACGGAGATTACTTTATGAACAAGTTCAAAGAACACTTTGCTGACTCGTGGCCACTATACGTGTACGCATCGGCATTCGTAATAGGCGCACTTCGGGTGTTGCTACCATGAGTTACGGAGACAGTCAAGAAGATGGTCAGGAGAGTATCTTCCTGTTCCACGCTCCGTGCGAAAACTGTGGTTCTTCTGATGGTAACTCAGTGTACTCTGACGGGCATGAGTATTGCTTCGTGTGCCAACACCGGGTTCCCGGCTCAGAGGAACGTACCGAAAAGTTATCAGCGAGAAGACCCAAAGGAGGGAATTACGGGATGAATACACAAGGTTCAGGCTTATTGGTATTCGGCGAGAGTGACGGTCGGTACACTGACCTGACCGCTCGTGGTATCTCAAAGGCGACATGCCAGAAGGCTGGCTATTGGGTCGCCAAGGTCAGAGGGACCGCTTATCAAGTGGCTGACTATCGTGACCAGAATGGCTCCATCGTCTCTCAGAAGCTGCGGGACAAGGAGAAGAACTTCTCTACCAGAGGGTCCCACAAAGGGGATGCACTGTTCGGTAAGCACCTATGGAATGGTGGCAAGAAGATTGTCATCACCGAGGGTGAAATCGACATGTTAACCGTGATGCAACTTCAGGATTGTAAGTGGCCTGTGGTTTCTCTCGGTCACGGTGCGTCAGCCGCTAAGAAAACTTGTAGTGCAAACTACGAGTATTTTGATAGCTTCGACCAGATTATCCTGATGTTCGACATGGACGAACCCGGTCGTGCAGCTGTTGAGGAAGCCGCTCAGGTTCTCCCTCCCGGTAAGGTCCACGTGGCCGTGCTGACCGAGAAGGACGCCAACGAGTGTTTACTCAAAGGTAAGGGCAAGGAAGTTCTCGACCAGATATGGAACGCAGCACCTTGGGTTCCAGATGGTGTCATCGGTGCGATGTCCATGAAGGACCGTGTACGTGAGGCTATGACTAGCGAACAGAGCGTTGGATACTTGTTCTCAGGATGTCCGGGACTGAATGACCGAACCTTGGGTGCACGTGGTGGTGAAGTCATCATGGTCACTTCTGGGTCAGGAATGGGTAAGTCTACGTTCGTTCGTCAGCAGGCCTTAGGGTTCGCCAGAGGGCAGGGGCTGAAGGTAGGCATGGCGATGCTTGAGGAGTCCGTAGAGGAGACCATGGAGGATGTATTAGGGATTGCTAACGGCATCCGCTTACGGCAGCAGCCTCGGGAGTTCAAGCAGAAACTCATTGAGGATGGTACGTACGACAAATGGTTCGATGAGCTGTATGGTACCGACCAGTTCCATCTCTATGACTCCTTTGCGGAAGCTGAGGTGGACCGACTGTTAGCGAAGCTGCACTACATGCGCACAGGGCTAAACTGTGACGTAATCATTCTGGACCACATCTCAATCGTAGTGTCTGCCTCGGAGGAATCCGATGAGCGCAAGATGATTGACCGACTCATGACCAAGCTGAAAGGGTTCGCTAAGTCAACCGGAGTGGTACTTATTGTTATTTGCCACCTGAAGAACCCGGAGAAAGGTAAAGCTCATGAAGAAGGACGTGCTGTTTCCATTACTGACCTGCGTGGGTCTGGGTCTCTGCGTCAACTCTCTGATACTATCATTGCCCTTGAGCGTAATCAGCAAGGGGACATGCCTAATCTTGTCCTCCTTCGTATTCTCAAGTGTCGCTTTAACGGTATTGGTGTTGGCATTGCGGGGTACATGGAGTACAACGAAAAGACCGGACTCCTTGAACCGTCTAGCTACACTGGCGGAGAAGGAGAGGGAGATACTGGCTGGGAAGGCCACGAAGAGGACTATTGAGGACTATGGGTCGTTCACTCAGTCTGACTTTGATATAGAGAGCGCATACGCCCACGGTGCCTATCGTTCTAATTAACCCATACTATTGGGAACACATCCCGAAACCACTTAAAGGAGATTCATCATGTTTAAACTTATCGAAGCATTAGGCCGTCTGGTCATCGCACTGTACATCCGTGAAGCCAAGGCACTGGACAAAGCGTCCAAGGTGGAAGCAGAGGCTGCCGCTAAGCTGGCTAAAGCCGCCGACAAGGCACGTCAAGCGTCTCTGGACGCAACCGCAGAGGCAGCGAAAGTTGCACTTAAAGCTCAGAAACTTAAGGAGTTCTTCTAATGACTACCAAAGTTAAATTCCCCGGCAACACCATCCAGCTGTCCGACACTGTAGACCAGTGGGGTCGTAAGGTTCACATCAACGTCCGCAACGACAAGGTGACTCTGGTCTACCGTTGGAAGGCTAAGAGTGATAACCGTGCGCACACTCAGCGTGTTACCCTTGACGATACACAGGCAGCTCGACTGCTGGCATCCGTAGCCGTGGCCGCTACTGTAGCTGTTGGTGAGGACAAGGTCCGTGAGGTTATCCTGAGTAAAGAGGTAGGCTCAACGGCAATCCGACTGGCCGAAGCGTCAGAAGCTAAGTGATAAACTCAAGGTCATTACTATATGTAGTGGCCTTTATGATTATCACACACAACATATTGAGAGGACATAACCATGCGTAAACCTGAAGAAATCCGTGCAGACATCGAGAAGCTAACCAAAGAGCTGGAAGCTGTTAAGGTTCATGAGTCCAGACAGGTTGCTGCTGTTAACATCTTGTATAACTTAGGGTGGACACACGACCCTCACAAAGGTTGGCAGAAACCTGCACCAAAATTGAGCGACTACAAGGCCCCACTGAAGGCTGGCGAGCTGGCAACGTGGGAGGATGGTTCCCTTGGTGGAACCGTGTATATCCGCAGCGTCGGCAACAAATTCTCACAGGTGTCCCACGTCCGTGGCGTTAGCAGACTGGGCGCTAATGTACTAAACGGTAGCTTTACCGTCGAGAACAGTAAGTTAACCGTGCGTCCGCGTGAGTATTTCATCGGGCGTCGTTAAGTAACAGGAGACCACTATGTTAGTATCCGATATCGAGGCTAACAACCTCTTAGAGAAAGTCACTCAGTTCCACTGTGGTGTCATTTATGACTACAGCACGGACGAGTACGTATCGTATCGACCTTGGGACTTCTCCGCGTATCTCGATGCGCTGGAAGCTGAGGTGGCTCGTGGTGGTCTCATCGTATTCCACAACGGTCACAAGTATGATGCCCCAGTGTTAACCAAACTGGCCAAGCTCCAGTTAAACCGTGAGTTCCACCTGCCGCGTGAGAACGTAGTGGACACGTTGGTTCTTAGCCGTTTGCTGTTTGCGAACATCAAAGATTCCGATATGGCTCTTCTGCGTTCCGGTAAGTTACCCGGTAAGCGATTCGGGTCTCACGCTCTGGAGGCGTGGGGTTACCGCTTGGGCGAGATGAAGGGCGAGTACAAGGACGACTTCAAGAAGCTCCTTGAGGAACAGGGAGAGGACTATGTGGACGGTTCTGAGTGGATTAGCTTCAACGAGCCGATGATGGATTATAACGTTCAGGACGTTGTGGTTACCAAGGCTCTACTTGAGAAGCTACTGAGCGACAAGCATTACTTCCCGGATGGTGATATCCACTGGTGGGCGCACGATGCTGTAGCATTCTGGAGCAACTCGTGTGAGGCCGTCTGGTTGGAACATCGGGCCGCTTGGTTACTTGCTAAGCAGGAGCGTAACGGCTTCCCGTTTGACACCAAGGCCATTGAGGAACTTTACGTTGAACTCGCTGGTCGTCGTTCTGAACTCCTTCAGACACTTACCGACACTTTCGGAACTTGGTATCAGCCAAAGGGCGGCACTGAGTTATTCCTTCACCCGCGCACCGGGAAGCCTCTTGGTAAATATCCACGAGTGAAGTACCCGAAGCAGGGAGGAATCTACAAGAAACCCAAGAACAAAGCTCAGCGTGAGGGACGTGAACCCTGCGAGCTGGACACTCGGGATTACGTGGAGGGCGCTCCGTACACACCAGTAGAGCACGTTGTGTTCAACCCTAGTAGCCGAGACCACATTGCACTCAAGCTGAAGGAAGCCGGATGGATACCTACAGAGTTCACCGATAAAGGTGCACCTAAGGTTGACGATGAGGTCCTTGAGCATGTGCGTGTGGACAACCCTGAGAAGCAGCGCTGTATTGACCTCATCAAAGAGTACCTGATGATACAGAAGCGTATCGGTCAGGCAGCTGAGGGCGACAAAGCGTGGCTACGTTACGTTCAAGAGGATGGTAAAATTCATGGGTCCGTTAACCCTAATGGGGCCGTTACAGGACGAGCAACGCATAGCTTCCCTAACCTCGCACAAGTACCGGGTAGTCGTGCCCCCTATGGTCACCAGTGTCGCGCTGCTTTTGGCGCTGAGCATCACCTTGATGGCCTTACTGGCGATCCTTGGATTCAGGTGGGAATTGACGCCTCAGGCCTTGAGCTGCGATGCCTCGCCCACTTCATGTCCAAGTACGACAATGGGGCATATGCAGACGTTATCCTTAACGGTGATATCCATTGGGTAAACGCTATAGCTGCCGACTTGGCACCTAACGTGCCTCGTGATAAGGAGAGTCAAGAGCATGAGAGTATGCGAGATAACGCCAAGACGTTCATCTACGGTTTCCTCTATGGTGCTGGAGACGAAAAGACTGGACAGATTGTGGGAGCAGGTAAGGAACGCGGAAAGGAACTCAAGAAGAAATTCCTTGAGAACACCCCAGCAATCGCAGCGTTGCGTGAAGGAATCCAGCAGACCCTCGTTGAGTCATCCCGCTGGGTTGCCGGAGAGCAGAAGGTCAAGTGGAAACGGCGCTGGATTAAGGGACTGGATGGAAGAAAGGTACACGTTCGGTCACCACATGCCGCGCTCAACACGTTGCTTCAGTCAGCGGGTGCGCTCATTTGTAAGCTGTGGATTGTCGAGACTGAAGAGTTACTTCTCAAAGCAGGCTTAAAGCATGGCTGGGATGGGGACTTTGCGTACATGGCGTGGGTACATGACGAAATCCAAGTGGCCTGCCGGACACCTGAGATTGCACAGCAGGTGATTGACACAGCGCAGCAAGCTATGCGTAACGTAGGGGAACACTTTAAGTTCCGTTGCCGTCTGGACACAGAAGGTAAGATGGGTCCTAACTGGGCCGTATGTCACTAATAATAATACAGGAGATTTATCATGGGCATTAACAAACAGTTTCGCGTAACGTTCGACGTAACGGCGACTATGAGTAACGAGCAGGAGCAAGAGTTCCTCAAGGAACTCAAAGAGTTAGCCAAGGGTCCTCGTAACCCGCGTCAGGATAACATTCTGGTCCAAGCGTTGACCTTCGGTCCTGAGGGTGCCATCGTGGCTATCCTCAAAGATGGACTGCGTAAGTCCATTAAGGACTTGGGCCGTGAAGTTAACAGCAGCGAACTCACAATTCGATTCGCACCAGCTGAAGTACGGGTGAAGTCATGAGTGAGTACCTCAAAGTTCTGGCGGCCCTCAAGGGCTGCCCTAAGACCTTCCAGTCTAACTACGTGCGCAACAACGCTGCGTTAGTCGCTGAGGCTGCGAGCCGTGGTCACATTTCGTGCCTGACCATGAGTGGTCGCAATGGTGGCGCTTGGGAAATTACCAGTGCCGGAGTGAAATTCCTTAAGACCCATGGAGGTTGCTTATGAAGGACTTTTTAGGCCAAGATGTATCAGTAGGTGACCGCGTGGTAATTACCTCGTATGGTGGCTACGGGCTGTCTAAAGGTACCATTGAGAAGATAAACCCAAAGACCGTAGTGGTGCGCACAAGCCCCGGAAAGTACGGGACAACTCGTAAGGGACCCGAGTATTTCGTAAAGATTCAGGAGGTGACCAGTGAGTAAGCACACATTGTTATCCTTCAGCGACTACCGGGCAACCCAGAAGATTGCCAAGGGTGTCCTTGTGATGGATGGTGACTGGCTGGTATTCCAAGCCATGAGCGCCGCTGAGTTTGATGCCTCGTGGGAGGAGGAGATTTGGCACCGTTGCTGTGACCACGCTAAGGCCCGCGAGATTCTGGAGAACTCCATTGAATCCTACAAGGGCCGCAAGAAGGCGTGGAAGAATGCCGACGTTGTCCTAGCGTTCACCGACCGTGTCAACTGGCGCAAGCTGCTGGTGGACCCAACGTACAAAGAGAACCGCGCAGTCGTTAAGAAACCTGTGGGTTACTTCGAGTTCCTTGAGTACGTCTTCGAGACCTACACGTGCGTCCTTGAGCCTCAGCTAGAAGGCGATGACGTGATGGGCATCATCGGGTCTAATCCGCTTCCGTATCACTACGAGAAGGCTGTGCTGGTCTCCTGCGACAAGGACTTTAAGACCATCCCGGATTGTGACTTCCTGTGGTGTACGACTGGTAACATCCTCGTGCAGACGCAGGAGACAGCCGACTACTGGCATCTCTTCCAGACTATCAAGGGTGACATCACCGATGGTTACGGTGGCATCCCCGGTTGGGGCGATACCGCTGAGGACTTCCTCAAGGAACCATTCATTGTGGAGCCTGTAACGTCCGTGCTGAAGTCCGGTAAGAACAAGGGCCAAGAGGTAACCAAGTGGGTGAAACGCGCTCCTGAGCCGGGAGAGACGCTCTGGGACTGCATCAAGTCCATTGGTGCCAAAGCAGGGATGACCGAAGCGGAAGTAATCAAGCAGGGCCAGATGGCTCGCATCCTCCGTTCTGATGAGTACAACATCGAGACTGGGGAGATTACTCTATGGCAACCGGGCAGCTGATTCTTATCGTCCTGACCATGGGCTTAGTCGCTCGTGGTATCTGGATGTTGGCCTTGATTATCAAGCAGATAGTCGAGCACAAAGCAGAGTGATAAACTCATGGGCACAATTAGGACCCACTATAGGGAAGTGCCCATTATGATTATTACTTAAAGATTACTTAAAGAGGAGACTCAAATGTTAAAACCTATAGAGCACATCCTTAACAATCCTAATGACCTTCCTGACGTACCGCGAGCTGTCAAGGAGTACCTACAGTCTCGCTTCAATGCTGACTTCCTGTATCAATCAGAGGTCCGTAAGCTGCGTGAGGCTGGTCACAGTGAGGAGTTCATCTCCGGGGTACTGTATGGTCACTACATGGCTTCTCGTGTCCTCGACGAGATGGAGGGTCGTCAGCGTGCACTCAAAGAAGGAGATTGATTATGTGTTTCTCACCTAAGATGAAAGCACCTAAGGTTGACACAACGACTGTCCCTGAGCCAGCTCCACTAACTGAGGAACCTAAGGGTATCCAGTATGGTGGTGACGAAGACTCAAACAGCACCACTCCTGAGGTGTCGGGGCGTAAGTCATTAAAGGTGACCAAAACGACCGAGCCTACAGGGTCCGTCAGTAAAATTCGCAAGTCAGCTTTAGGAGGTTAACATGGGACTGTTCAAGAAGATTAAGAAGGCCATCAAGAAGGTAGTCAAAGCGCCACTCAAGGCCGTTGGTCTGGCAGCAGATGCACCTAACGTTCAGGCAGCCGCTGAGACACCTGTGGCCGCACCTCAGGAAGCACCGAAAGAGGTAGTGGAGGACGTTGAATCTTCAGCAGACACTGAGTCTGGCAAGAAGAAAACTCGTGCGTCCGGTAAGAAGTCCCTCTCAGTTTCCCGCAGCTCAGGTGGTGGGATTAACCTGTAAGGAGGTGACCCGTGGCAGAAGTTAAACTCGAAGGCTTCGCAGAGGAGGGAGCCAAGGCGGTGTATGACCGTCTGAAGAACGACCGACAACCTTACGAGACACGAGCAGAGTCCTGTGCGCAGTACACTATTCCCTCGCTGTTCCCTAAGGACTCCGATAACGCATCAACCGATTACACGACTCCGTGGCAATCCGTAGGTGCTCGCGGCCTGAACAACCTAGCGTCCAAGCTGATGCTGGCCCTGTTCCCGATGCAGTCATGGATGAAGCTGACCATTAGTGAATACGAAGCGAAGAACCTTCTCGGTGACGCTGAGGGTCTGGCTAAGGTCGATGAGGGCCTCTCAATGGTAGAGCGAATCATCATGAACTACATCGAGTCCAACAGTTACCGAGTGACTCTTTTTGAGTGCTTGAAGCAACTGTGTGTGGCTGGTAACGCGCTGCTGTACTTACCGGAGCCTGAGGGTTATACCCCGATGAAGCTCTATCGACTGAACTCGTATGTGGTACAGCGAGACGCTTTCGGTAACGTACTCCAGATTGTCACCCTAGACAAGATTGCGTTTAACGCTCTCCCTGAGGATGTCCGCAGCCAAGTGGAAGCAGCCCAAGGTGATCAGAAGGAAGACGCTGAGATTGACGTCTACACCCATGTGTACCTGAACGAAGCCGGGGATGGCTACTCGAAGTACGAAGAGGTTGCCGAAGCGGTAGTACCGGGCAGCGAGGCCGAGTACCCACTCGAAGAGTGTCCGTACATTCCGGTCCGCATGGTGCGCATTGACGGTGAATCCTACGGTCGTTCCTACGTTGAAGAGTATCTGGGTGACCTCAAGTCCCTAGAGAACCTCCAAGAGTCCATCGTGAAGATGGCGATGATTACCGCGAAGGTCATCGGTCTGGTAGACCCGGCAGGTATCACTCAGGTCCGCCGACTCACGGCAGCACAGTCTGGTGCGTTCGTACCGGGCCGTAAGCAGGACATTGAGTTCCTCCAGCTGGAGAAGTCAGGTGACTTTACCGTAGCGAAGAACGTAAGCGACACCATTGAGGCTCGCCTCTCGTATGCCTTTATGCTCAACAGTGCGGTACAACGTACAGGCGAGCGAGTCACAGCCGAAGAGATTCGGTACGTGGCGTCAGAGCTGGAAGATACCCTTGGTGGTGTCTACTCGATTCTCTCACAGGAACTCCAGCTGCCTCTGGTAAGAGTGCTCTTAAAGCAACTACAAGCCACGCAGCAAATCCCGGAGTTACCTAAAGAGGCCGTCGAGCCAACTATCAGCACTGGCCTTGAAGCTATCGGACGTGGGCAGGACCTTGACAAGCTGGAGCGATGCATTGCCGCATGGTCAGCTCTTAAGGCTCTCGAAGGCGATGATGACCTCAACTTGGCTAACCTCAAGTTACGTATCGCTAACGCTATCGGACTCGACACCGCTGGTATGCTTCTCACTCAGGAGCAGAAGAACGCCCTTATGGCACAGCAAGGCGCTCAGATTGCTACACAGCAAGGGGCCGCAGCGTTGGGTCAAGGGATTGCTACACAGGCTACTGCAAGTCCTGAAGCGATGGCCGCAGCGGCTGATTCTGTCGGTATGCAACCGGGCATGTAATTAGGGCACACTATAGGGAGATACATCCAGATTGAATGAGGTCTGGTCAGAAGGTTCGAGTCCTTCGTGTTTCCCTCTTAGTCTTAACTTTAAGGAGATTGAAATGGCTGGCGAATCTAACGCAGACGTATACGCATCCTTCGGTGTTAACAGTGCTGTACTGACTGGTAGTACACCTGAGGAGCACCAAGAAAACATGTTGGCTCTTGATGTTGCTGCCCGTGATGGCGATGATGCAATCGAGCTGAACACAAACAGTGATGACCCGTATGGTTCCGATGTGGACCCGTTCGGTGAACCTGAAGAGGGCCGTATGCAGGTCCGTATCTCCGCTGACGGTTCAGACGAACAGGATGGCGAAGAGGGTCAGGGTGACGAAGAACAGCAGGGCGACGAGGGGAGTCAGCCGGAGGAAGTAACCGACGAGGGTGAACCTGAAGAGTTCAAACCTATTGGCGAAACTCCGGCTGACATCAACGAAGCCTCTCAGCAGCTGGAAGAACACGAAGCTGGCTTTAACGACATGGTTGCTACTGCAATCGAACGCGGTCTCTCACAGGATGCTGTGACCCGTATTCAGCAGGAGTACCAGAACGAGGACAGTTTGTCTGATGAATCCTACAAAGAGTTGGCTGAGGCTGGTTACAGTAAGGCGTTCGTCGATGCGTACATTCGAGGTCAGGAGGCTCTGGTCAACCAGTACGTTGAGAAAGTGATGGACTTCGTGGGAGGCCGTGAGCGCTTCCAGCAGGTCTACAGCCACATGCAGACCAATAACCCTGAGGGTGCCGAGGCGCTCATCAAGGCCTTTGAGTCTCGTGATGTAGCCACCATGAAGACGATTCTGAACCTAGCGGGACAGTCTCGTGATAAAACCTTTGGTAAGAAAGCCGAGCGCTCTATTGCCAAGCGTGCAATCCCAGCGAAACCTGCTCCCCGTAAGGCTGTAGGCTTCGAGTCTCAAGCTGAGATGATTAAGGCGATGTCCGACCCGCGCTACCGCACCGACTCTAAGTATCGTCGTGAAGTAGAGCAAAAGGTAATCGACTCAACGTTCTAATGAATTAGGGCACACTATAGGGAGACTGACAACCTCGCAATAACGGCGACCATTCGTCAGGTGCGAGACTGTGCTATCAGATAGACTAGGAGATTATGGGTGAGGCCTAGACTCCCTTCGAGTTACACAATGAGTATCACCTCGTTTCAAGTAGTACCTCAATAGCTTGGCAACGATAGGCCCGTCTGGTCAGCGTAATGACTAATTCTATTCGTAAACAACATAAGGAGATTCAACATGGCTAACATGCAAGGTGGACAGCAGCTCGGTACTAACCAAGGTAAAGGTCAATCCGCAGCAGACAAGCTGGCGCTATTCCTGAAAGTATTCGGCGGTGAAGTCCTGACCGCATTCGCCCGTACCTCTGTGACCACCAACCGTCACATGCAGCGTCAAATCAGCTCCGGTAAGTCCGCACAGTTCCCTGTGATTGGTCGCACCAAGGCTGCTTACCTGCAACCGGGCGAGTCTCTGGATGACAAACGTAAAGACATCAAGCACACTGAGAAGACCATTAACATTGATGGCCTGCTGACCGCTGACGTGCTGATTTACGACATCGAAGACGCGATGAACCACTATGACGTTCGCTCCGAGTACACCTCTCAGATTGGTGAATCTCTGGCGATGGCTGCTGACGGTGCGGTTCTGGCTGAGCTGGCTGGTCTGGTTAACCTCGCTGATTCCGTCAACGAGAACATCGCTGGTCTTGGCAAACCGTCCCTGCTGGAAGTTGGTGCTAAGGCTGACCTGACCGACCCGGTTAAACTGGGCCAAGCGGTTATCGCGCAGCTGACCATTGCTCGTGCGGCTCTGACCAAGAACTACGTCCCGGCTAACGACCGTACGTTCTACACCACCCCTGACGTGTACTCTGCGATTCTGGCGGCTCTGATGCCTAACGCTGCGAACTATGCGGCTCTGATTGACCCTGAGCGCGGTTCTATCCGTAACGTGATGGGATTCGAAGTCGTTGAGGTTCCGCACCTGACCGCTGGTGGTGCTGGCGATGATCGCCCGGACGAAGGCGCAGACGCGACCAACCAGAAGCACGCCTTCCCGGCAACTGGTGGTAAAGTCAACAAAGAGAACGTTGTGGGCCTGTTCCAGCACCGTTCCGCTGTCGGTACCGTCAAGCTGAAAGACCTCGCTCTGGAACGTGCTCGCCGCACTGAGTATCAGGCTGACCAGATTGTCGCTAAGTACGCGATGGGTCACGGTGGTCTGCGTCCAGAATCTGCGGGTGCGCTGGTTTTCAAAGCGTCGGCTTAAGAGTAGCAGCCTTTAGTGCAACCGTTGAGAGTGAACCGGAAGAAGTAGCTCTCACGCCTCAGCAGAAGGCCGCAATCACACGTGCACGTAACAAGGCACTTAAGTCGATGGAACAATAAGCCAAACCCCTTGGGGACCACTCACGGTCTCTGAGGGGTTTTTTCGTTAGGAGCTTACATTATGAACATGCAAGATGCTTACTTTGGGTCTGCCGCTGAGCTGGATGCCGTCAACGAGATGCTCGCAGCTATCGGCGAATCCCCGGTGACAACCCTTGACGAAGATGGTAGCGCAGACGTAGCGAACGCTCGTCGTATCCTCAACAGGATTAACCGCCAGATTCAGTCTAAAGGTTGGGCCTTCAACATAAACGAGTCGGCCACATTGACCCCGGATACCAACACAGGGCTTATACCGTTCCGTCCGGCATACCTGTCCATCCTTGGTGGCCAGTATGTTAACCGTGGAGGCTGGGTGTACGATAAGTCAACCGACACTGACACCTTCTCAGGACCAATCACCGTGACCCTGATTACCCTTCAGGATTACGACGAGATGCCCGAATGTTTTCGCCAGTGGATTGTCACCAAGGCAAGCCGCCAGTTCAACTCTCGGTTCTTCGGAGCGGAGGACGTAGAGAACTCTCTGGCACAGGAAGAGATGGAAGCGCGTATGGCGTGCAACGAGTACGAGATGGACTTCGGGCAGTACAACATGCTTGACGGTGACGCATACGTGCAGGGTCTCATCGGTCGTTAATCAGAAACTTAAGGAGGACCAAATGCGCCATTATGTCATTGATGGGAAGAAGACATGCTCGCGGTGCTTAGTGAATAAACCTGTGGGAGACTTCCCTGTGAAGATGCGGAACGGTCGAGCGGGTGTGTATCCGTACTGTAAACCCTGCCGCACTGAGTACAACAAAGAGAAGGGAAAGGAACGCACGAGTGAATATAACCGGGCAGCGAACCTAAAGTCGAAGTTCGGATTGACTCTAGAGGATTTCAACAGGATGCTGGAAGAACAAGGTGGAGCCTGCGCAATATGTCATAAGAAGTCTTCTGAGGTCCTTCGTGTTGACCATTGCCACACTACTGGAAGGGTTAGAAAACTTCTCTGCGGCCCCTGTAACACACTACTAGGGATGGCATTTGAGAACAGTGACACCCTGCGGTCGGCTATTAAATATCTGGAGGAGCACAAATGAGCCTAGTAAGCCAGTCAATCAAAAATCTCAAGGGAGGCATTAGCCAACAGCCTGAAATCCTACGGTACCCAGAGCAGGGTACACTTCAGGTCAACGGTTGGTCCTCCGAGACTGAGGGTCTCCAGAAGCGACCACCTATGGTGTTCATCAAGTCCCTTGGACCTAGGGGCTACTTGGGGGAAGACCCGTACATTCACCTCATCAACCGTGACGAATACGAGCAGTATTACGCTGTGTTCACCGGGAATGACGTACGGGTGTTCGACCTGTCCGGTTATGAGTACCAAGTCAGAGGCGACCGCTCGTATATCTCCGTAGTCAACCCTAAGGATAACTTGCGTATGGTCACCGTGGCCGACTATACGTTCATCGTGAACCGCACTAGACAGGTCCGTGAGAGTCAGCACTTGACCAACGGTGGTACCTTCAGAGATAACGTGGACGCCCTCATTAACGTTCGCGGTGGTCAGTATGGGCGTAAGCTCGAAGTGAACATTAACGGCGTGTGGGTAAGCCACCAGCTCCCTCCGGGCGACAACGCTAAGGATGACCCGCCTAAGGTGGACGCACAGGCTATCGCTGAGGCCATCGCGGTTCTTCTACGCGCAGCGCACCCTACGTGGACGTTCAATGTTGGAACAGGGTTCATCCACTGCATCGCTCCAGCAGGTACCACCATTGACATACTGGAGACTAAGGATGGATACGCCGACCAGTTAATCAATCCGGTTACTCACTACGTCCAGAGCTTCTCTAAGTTACCTCTGAACGCACCAGATGGGTACATGGTGAAGATTGTCGGGGACACATCCAAGACCGCTGACCAGTATTACGTTAAGTATGACAAGAGTCAGAAGGTCTGGAAGGAAACTGTGGGGTGGAACATCTCGATAGGACTGGATTACACCACGATGCCTTGGACCCTTGTAAGGGCAGCTGACGGAAACTTTGACCTCGGGTATCACGATTGGAAGGACCGCCGTGCTGGTGATGATGACACCAACCCTCAACCATCCTTTGTGAACTCAACGATAACCGACGTGTTCTTCTTCAGGAACCGCTTAGGGTTCATCTCTGGGGAAAACATTGTGATGTCCCGTACCAGCAAATACTTCGAGTTCTACCCGCCGTCAGTAGCCAACTACACGGACGACGACCCGCTGGATGTTGCTGTTAGTCATAACCGAGTGTCTGTCCTGAAGTACGCTGTGAGCTTCGCTGAGGAGCTTCTACTATGGTCTGACGAGGCACAGTTCGTCCTGTCGGCCAACGGGGTGTTATCCGCTAAGACAGCACAGCTGGACCTGACCACTCAGTTCGATGTGTCAGACCGTGCGCGTCCTTATGGTATCGGTAGGAATATCTACTATGCGTCTCCTCGCAGCTCCTTTACGTCCATCATGCGCTACTACGCGGTACAGGATGTAAGCTCTGTGAAGAACGCAGAGGACATGACGGCTCACGTACCAAATTACATCCCGAACGGTGTGTATAGCATCAACGGGTCTGGTACGGAGAACTTCGCGTGTGTACTGACCAAGGGTGCTCCGAGCAAGGTATTCATCTACAAGTTCCTCTACATGGATGAGAACATCCGGCAGCAGTCATGGTCACACTGGGACTTCGGTGATGATACTGAGGTTATGGCCGCAAACTGTATCAACTCGACGATGTACATGCTTATGCGGAATGCCTACAACGTGTGGATAGCTGCGGTGGACTTTAAGAAGAACTCTACGGACTTTCCGTTCGAGCCTTACCGATTCCACGTGGACGCCAAACGGTCATACCACATCTCAGAGACTGCGTATGACATTGAGACGAACCAGACGGTAGTGAACGTCAAGGACATCTACAGTGCGTCGTTCTCTAAGGGTACCGTGGCAATCTGCGAGAGTGACGGTAAAATCACGGAGTACGAGCCTACGGGTTCCTCTTGGGATTCAACCCCGGACATCCGCATTAGCGGTGACATCTCAGGTAAGGACATTGTCATCGGGTTCCTGTACGACTTCCAGTACGTGTTCAGTCGGTTCCTCATCAAGCAGGAGCAGAATGACGGGACAACGTCAACTATGGACTCTGGTCGTCTACAGCTGCGTAGAGCTTGGGTGAACTATCAGGACACTGGTGCGTTCACTGTGAGCGTCGATAACGGTAGCCGGGAGTTCAACTATCTGGTCAACGCCCGAGTTGGTTCTACTGGCCTACGTCTGGGCCAGAAGGCCACGACCACTGGTCAGTATCGTTTCCCAGTGACAGGTAACGCACTGTATCAGAAGGTGTCCTTGAGTTCCTTCAACGCTTCCCCAGTGTCAATCATTGGGTGCGGCTGGGAGGGGAACTATACCAACCGCGCCAGCGGTATTTAACTGAACGTCTCCCTGTGGTGTTGCTCAATTAGGGCACACTATAGGGAGACCACACTAAGAGGGGACTTAAAGCATGTACATAAGAAACACTGTAAGTAATGACTTTGATTTGTTCGTCCCGGCCTACCATGACGTACTTGAGGCACAGGCCATGGGTATAGAACCATCGTTCCCAGCGGTTACCGAGTGTGTCACGTTAGACCACGATGGTTTTCCTTTGGCTATAGGTGGAAATTGCGGAGACCAATGCTGGTTCGTCACGAGTGACCAAGTGTGGAGACTCGACAGGGCTGGCAAGCTGGAGTTCCGTGAGAGAATCATGGAGTACAGGGACATGTTATTAAATGTGTATCCATCCCTGTGGAACTTCGTGTGGGTCGGTAACGGTCCACACAAGCGGTTCCTTAAGTCCATCGGTGCTGTATTCCATGAGGAGTACACTCAGGGTGGGAAGTTCCAACTGTTCACCATAAGGAGGTAATTATGTGCTGGGTAGCAGCTATTCCAATCGCCATGATGGCGGTACAGTCTGTGAGTAGCTCCCGTAATGCTGCACAAGCCACGGGCCTACAGAATGACCAAATGCGCAGACAGTCCGCCCAGATGATTAAAGAATCAAACATTCAGAACGCCAACGCCAGCCTTGAGCAGAAGCAGAAGCTGGAAGAAGCCAGTGCGGACCTGACCGCTAAGAATCTCGATAAGGTTCAGGCCATGGGTACAATCCGTGCAGCAATCGGAGAGGGAAACCTTGAGGGAGCCAGTATGGACCGTATCAGTCGAATCGAAGAGGGTAAGTTCATCCGGGAGGCTAACGCGGTCACCGATAACTACCGTCGAGACTATGCGTCATTGTTCGCTCAGCAGCTGGGTAACTCTGAGTCAACTATTGACCAAGTTAAATCCATGCAGAAGGCTGAGGGTAAAGGTAAGTCTAAGCTGGAGCAGGTACTCGACCCGCTGGCGCTGATGGGTTCACAGGCAGCATCCGCATACGCTTCCGGTGCGTTCGACAGCAAGTCCACCAAGGCCCCAATCAGTCAGGCCAAAGGTACTAAGGTAGGAGGTAAGTAATGGCCAGTAAATTAGAGCAAGCATTGAACCAGATACCACAGGCCGGGTCTACCCGCATCCGAGGTGGCTCAGCGTCCATGCAGTATCGCCCAGTGACCATTCAACAGGAGGGTGCCCGCCAGTCCAACCTAGTGCAGTCCTTGGCGAAGTTTGGGGCAGCAATGGGTGAGGCGGCAGACGCATACGATAAGCGACAGCGGGACAAGGCTGAGGAGCGGTCCGACGAGATTATCCGCAAGTTGACCCCAGAGCAGCGACGAGAGGCAATCAAGAATGGTACCCTGCTGTATCAGGATGACCCGTACGCTATGGAGGCCCTACGGTTCAAGACTGGCCGTAATGCTGCGTTCCTCATAGACGACGAAGTGGCACAGAAGGTTCAGAACGGTGAGTTCCGCACTCGTACCGAGATGGAAGAGTATAGACACAAGCGGTTGACCGAAGGTGCCAACGAGTTCGCTGAACAGTTCATGATTAACCCAGAGGACTCTGAGTTCCAGAGGGGGTTCAACGCGAACATCACCGAGCGTAACATCTCACTGTACGGTAAGCACGATATGTTCCTGAGCGAGCAGGCACAGAAGGGTGCCATACTGGCCTCGAAGGTGGAGCTGTCAGGTGTGCTCAAAGACCCTGCCGTTCTGGCCCGTCCAGAGTCCGGTGAGTTCTTCCAGCGCTACATCGACAACGCGCTTAAGACCGGAAGTATCCCTAGCGACGCTCAGGCGCAGCAAGTCATCATTGGGTCCCTCAACGATGTCATCCAGCGTCCGGGTGCTACCAACTTCTTGCAGAGCCTTGAGGGCCGTCCGGTCACCCTTAACGGGAAGACCACGACCTACAAGGAACTTATGGGAGAGGAGCAGTGGAACGCCCTGATGGTCAAGGCCCAGTCAACCCAGTTCGACAATGACGCTAAGTTGTCCGAAGGTTTCCGCCTTGGGATTACCAGCGCGTTGAACCAAGACGACACCAGCAAGGGCTGGGAGATGCTTCAGGGTGCCAAGGCAGAACTGGACCGCCTGCAACCCGGTGAACAGATGACACCCGAGCGTGAGCGCCTGATTCAAGCTGAGGAACAGATGCAAGCCCGTTTCCGTCAGGAGGCCCAAGCAGCAGCCAAAGAGATGGACAAGCGCCAGAAGACCATCAACAAGAATCAGGTCATCGACCAGCAGTTTACCAAGCGTATCAATGGCCAGTACGTGTCCACCAGCTACAAGGACATGCCGACCAACGAGAACACCGGAGAGTTCACTCACAGTGACATGGTGAACTACGCTAACGGTAAGCTGGCTGAGATTGACCAGATGCAGCTCACTGAGCAACAGAAGGACCGCATGAAGCTGAGCTACCTCCGGGCAGACTCAGAGGGTGGAGCCTTCCGTACCGTAGTGGGCCAGCTGGTAACCGACGCTGGGTCTGAATGGTCTGCCGCTGTGATTAACGGTAAGTTACCGGAGGATACCACGGCGTTGAACAAGCTGCGCACCATGCGTAATACCGACCCGGACCTCTTCGCTGCACTGTACCCGGACAAGGCTGACTTGTTCCTGACGATGGACATGATGGACAAGCAGGGCATTGACCCGCAGATTCTCATAGACGCTGACCGTTCTCGCCGTAGTCTCACCAAAGAGATGCAGTACGAGGATGATAAAGCGTGGGCGTCCCTGAAGAACAACTCAGAGTCCCCAGAGCTGTCCCGCATTCCCGCTAGTCTGGACGGTATGGCCCGTAAGATTTACGACAGCGTCAAGTACCGGACAGGTAACAGCGACATGGCAATGCAGCAGACCGATAAGTTCCTCAAGGAATCCACTGTGACTTTCAAAGGTGACGACGTGGACGGTGATACCATTGGTATTATCCCGAAGAACATCCTACAGGTCAGTGATGACCCACGCAGCTGGGAGCAGGGCCGGGACATCCTCGAAGAAGCCCGTAAGGGAATCATCGCAGCTAACCCTTGGGTGACAAACAAGCAGCTGACGATGTACCAGCAGGGTGACTCTATCTACATGATGGACACCACTGGCACTGTACGCATCCGCTACGACAAGGAGCTACTGACTCGGACCTATCAGGAACAGCAGCAGCGACTGGCCAAGGAAGCTGAAGAGAAGGCACTTAAGGAAGCAACCAAACGTGCACCTATCTCCGCAGCCACTCAGGCACGTAAGGCAGCTGGTGAGCGCGTCCGTGCGAAACGTAAAGCCACTCCGAAGTTCATCTATGGAGGTGGTGACCAATAACCATTAAGGAGACAACATGAGCTACGATAAGTCCAAACCTAGTGATTACGATGGCATCTTCCAGAAGGCAGCAGACTCTCATGGGGTCTCCTATGACCTCCTGCGTAAGTTATCGTTTAACGAATCATCATTTAACCCTAAGGCCGTCTCTAAGACTGGCCCTAAGGGCATCATGCAGTTCACCCGAAACACGGCCCGCTCGATGGGCCTTAACGTGACAGACGGTGACGACGATGGGCGCTACAACCCAGAGTTAGCCATTGACGCTGGCGCTAAGCTGCTTGCAAGTCTCGTCAAGAAGTACAACGGGGATGAGCTAAAAGCTGCCCTAGCGTACAACCAAGGGGAAGGCCCAGCGGGCGCGCCTCAGCTTCAGGCTTACGATAAGGGCGACTTCGGGTCTATCTCGGAGGAAGGTCGTAACTACATGCGCAAGCTGCTGGACGTGGCCAAGAGTCCTCAGTCTGGTGCTCTTGAAGCGTTCGGTGGCATCACCCCAAAGGGTAAAGGGATTCCCGCAGAGGATGCCTTCAAGGGTATCGCTAAGACTGGCAAAGTTGGTACTGAGCTGCCGGAGTCCCACGGGTTCAACATTGAGGGTGTAGCGCAGGAAGCACCAAACACTCCATACGCTAAGGACTTCTGGGAGAAGACCGGGACTACTCTCGATGAGTATAACTCTCGGTCCACCTTCTTTGGCTTCGGGAATGCTGCGAGTGCAGAACTCCAGAACTCGACCTTAGGTGTAGCTTTCCGTGCTGCGCGGGCTGACGATGGGTACGATGTGTTCAAGGACACGATGACCCCGACTCGCTGGAACTCTTATGTTCCCTCCAAGGAAGACCTACAGAAGCTGCGCGACTCTGGGTTACCTCCGATCTACTATGGTGTGGTGACTGGTGGTGACGGTGAGAACTGGGACGCACTCATCAAGCTGGCCAAGGATAACTTCGAGGCTGACCAACGGGCCGCTGAGGCTGGTACTGGTGCGAAACTCGCAGCTGGTATCGTTGGTGCTGGTGTAGACCCGCTCAGCTATGTTCCTCTGGTCGGTGTGGCCGGGAAGGGACTCAAGGTGGTCAATAAGGCCCTGCGAGTGGGTGCACAGGCTGGAGCACTCAGCGTTGCCTCTGAAGGTATCCGTACGTCAGTAGCTGGTGGCGAAGCTCACTACGCTGATGCGGCACTTGGAGGGTTACTGTTCGGTGCTGGCATGTCGGCTCTCAGTGACGCTGTGGCCGCTGGTATCCGTAAGGCACGTGGCGTCGAGTCCGTGAATGAGTTTGCTGGTCCAGCACTCCGTATGGAAGCGCGAGAGACTGCCATCAACACTGGTGGTCACGATACCTCTACATTACCTCCAGAGAACTTCTCGTTCGAGCAGGACCACAGAGGTGTTCCGTTTGCCGACCACCCGACCGAAGAGGGCGCAGTGGTTCTGGCCAATGGTTCCATCCTGAGTGATACCAACCCGCTTAACCCAAGGACTCAACGAGACTTCGCAGAGATTGACCCAGAGCGTGCAGCTCCCGGTATCAAACTAGGTGGGTTCACTGAGATTGGCCTGAAGACATTAGGGTCCAAGGATGCTGGTGTTCGTGCAATCGCTCAGGACCTCGTACGCTCTCCAACAGGGATGCAATCAGGGTCTAGTGGTAAGTTTGGTGCGACCGCTTCGGACATCCATGAGCGGCTCCATGCGACTGACCAGCGGATGTACAACCAACTGTATGACGCTGTTGACCGCGCCATGAAGGACCCAGAGTTCTCCATTGGTGAGCAGAAGATGTCACGCAGAGCTATACGTCAGGAAGTCTACAAGCGTGCGGCCTTGGCGATTGAGCGTCCAGAGTTACAGGCTGATTTGACCAAAGGTGAACGTGAGGTGATGGACCTGCTGAAAGAGCACTTCGACACCAAGCGTGAGCTGATGGAACAGCCGGGTATCTTCGGTAACGCCAACGCCGTGAGCATCTTCCCCGGTAGTCGACACAAGGGTACCTACGTGCCTAACGTGTACGACAGGGGTGCTAAGGAACTGATGATGCAGAAGCTGGGCGGACCTGAAGGACTCCAACAGGCAATCGCTCAGAGCTGGCTTACCAGTTACCGAGTGCGACCTGAGGTCAAGGCACGTGTCGACGAGTACCTGATGGAACTCAACGGCTACAAGTCGGTTGACCAAGTGACACCTGAGGTGGTCCAGAAGCACGCTATGGATAAGGCGTACGGTATCAGCCATACTGAGGACTTCACAGCGTCCAGCATCATTGACGACAACATCACAGGTCTGGTCGGTATCGAGAACAACTCGTTCCTTGAGGCCCGGAACATGTTCGACAGCGACCTCCCGGTTACCTTACCGGATGGGTCAACCTTCAGTGTCAACGACCTGAGGGACTTCGACATGGCACGGATTGTCCCAGCGTACGACCGTCGAGTTAACGGTGATATCTCCATCATGGGCGGTAGCGGTAAGACCACGCAGCAGCTCAAGGACGAAATCATGGCGTTAGACAAGCGGGCTGAGCGTAAGGGACAACTGAAGGGCGAAGTGGAAGCGCTGAAGGATACCGTTAAGATTCTCACTGGACGTGCTCGTCGTAATAACGATACAGCCTTTGAGACTGCTATGCGCACCTTGAACGACCTAGCGTTCTTCGCTAAGAACTTCTACATGGGTCCGCAGAACCTCACAGAGATTGCTGGGATGTTGGCTAAGGGTAACGTTAAGGCGATGCTCCACGGTATCCCAACGTTGCGAGACCTCGCCACCAGAACCTCTCCGGTGTCCGGTAGCGAACTCCGTGAACTCCATGGGGCGCTGTTCGGTAAGGAACTAGACCAGTTAATCCGTCCGGGGCGTGAGGACATCGTGCAGCGAATCCGTGAGGCTTCAGATACCAGTGGGGCCATGGCGTCAGTCATTGGTACCATTAAGTTCGGTACTCAGGAGCTGTCGGCTCGTTCTCCTTGGACCAAGATGCTGAACGGTACGGCTAACTACATTCTGGACACTGCCCGTCAGGGTGTGCTCGGTGATGTGGCTGGTGCGGCCCTAGGCGGTAAGGGTTCCAAGTTTGGCAAAGAGAACTTCCTCAAAGCTGCCTCTATCAGTCCTGAGCAGTGGAAGGGAATCAAGCAACTCTTTGTCGACCACGCGACTCGTGATGCTAACGGCCAGTTCACCATCAAGGACAAGAAGGCTTTCAGCCAGGACCCGAGAGCGATGGACCTGTGGCGGCTTGCCGATAAGGTTGCCGACGAGACCATGCTGCGACCTCACAAGGTATCCCAGCAGGATTCCAAGGCGTATGGCGCTGGTGTCAAGATGGCCATGCAGTTCAAGAACTTCACCATCAAGTCACTCAACGCCAAGTTCATCCGGTCCTTCTATGAGGGCTACAAGAACAACCGCGCTATCGACATGGCGTTGACCCACGTGTTGTCTCTGGGTATCGCCGGGACTTACTTTGCGATGCAGGCCCATGTGAAGGCTTACGGCCTCCAAGAGTCCCAACGTAAGGACTACCTGAAGAAGGCCCTGAACCCGACCATGCTAGGCTACGCAGCGTTGACTCGAAGTTCCCACATTGGTGCCCCGCTGTCCATCGTCTCGATGATGGCAGGTGCCGCTGGGTTCCAAGACGCTAACATGCTGCGCTCCACCATCTTACCTAAGGAGGAGCAGTTCCAGAAGAAAGACGGAGCGTCCAAAGGTCGGGCTGAGTCTAGCAACCTTGCTGGTAACTTAGGGTCTCAGGTTCCAGCTCTGGGTTACGTAGGGAACGTCATTGCGACCGCTAAGAACGCCTACGGTGTTGCTACAGCACCTAACAAGCCGACTGAGCGTGACTACATGACTGGGCTGATGAACTCCACCAAGGAGCTTGTTCCGAACGACCCACTGACCCAGCAGCTCATCATGAAAATCTATGAGGCTAACGGTGTCACCATCAAGCAACAGCCGAAGCCTAACTAATTAGGACACACTATAGGGAGACCGATTGGTTTCCCTCCTCATTCAACTAAAGGAGGTCACAATGGACCAAGACATTAAAACAGTCATTCAGTACCCAGTAGGGGCCACTGAGTTCGACATCCCGTTCGACTACCTGTCCCGTAAGTTTGTCCGTGTGTCGCTGGTGTCAGACGACAACCGCAGACTGCTGAGTAACATCACTGAGTACCGCTACGTGTCTAAGACCAGAGTGAAGCTCCTTGTGGAAACTACCGGGTTCGACCGTGTGGAAATCCGCAGGTTCACCTCAGCGTCAGAGCGTGTGGTCGACTTCAGCGATGGTTCTGTGCTTCGTGCAGTGGACCTGAATGTTTCACAACTCCAGTCTGCACACATTGCGGAAGAAGCGCGTGATGCAGCACTTCTGGCTATGCCGGAGGATGACGCTGGGAACCTCGACGCTCGAAACCGTAAGATTGTCAGACTGGCTCCCGGTGAGATTGGCTCAGACGCTGTCAATAAGGACCAGTTGGACACAACTCTAGGTGAGGCTGGTGGTATGCTCGCAGATATGAAGGAACTCGATAAGGTTATTCGAGATTTCGTAGAGAACTTTGCGAACGACCCGGCGTCTCTTCGCGGCGTTGTCTGGGTGTATAATGGTGGTGCTGCCATTGGTGGTGAGACGACTATCATTATTGACAAGCCCGGAGACGTACTGGCAGTACCCTGTCTGTATATTAATGGCAGCCGTCAGGATGTTGGAATCGCCTATGATTACGACAACAAGACCAAGACAATCACGTTTAAGGGGGATTCCCTCCAGACTGGAGACTTGCTGGTGGCTATGACTGCGGAGGGTTCGGTACCTTTGGCTGACGTGCTTATGAGCCTTGCTGGCGCACGCTACGTTATGACCTCTCGTGGGATTAGTGTTGAAGCAGCAATCGCTGGTATGCGTGGTGATGTTGTGACCCTCGTTGATATGCACTCAGAAGCCGACGGTAACGACTATGCCCCTGCGGCAACAAAAGCGCTGGCGACTGGTCGAGCCTTGTTCGTCCCAGCTGGTGAGTGGACGTTTAATAGTACCGTAAGTATCCCCTCTGGTGCCAGAATCTTCGGAACAGGCGCAGGGTCTATCCTTCGGTCGCCCGAGGCAACTGATGCGGCTGGTACAGCAATCCAGACCGTACTAATGGGACAGAACGTATCCAACGTGGAGCTTAAAGACTTCAAGGTTAATGGTGGCTCGGGAGCGGTACATACGGTTAAGCGTAACCGCCGTGGAGTTCGCTTCATTGAGTGTCAAGATGTGCGCGTCAAAGGCCTAGAGGTATCACGAACGGCTGACTGGGCGTTGTCTTTTGAGCGCTGTAAAGGCGTGGTCGTAGACAACTATCGTCATCGTCGCTCTGAGAGTGCACTGAGCGGTGGCCGTGATGGCCTTCACTTCTTGGACTGTGATGGCTTCTCTGCGACTAATCTCGACATTGAGTCACACGATGATTGCGTCGGGATTACCTCTGAGAAGTCTGGTACGTTTGATGGGATTGTAAACACCCTTCGTGGTACTTCCATGATTGGCTCACTCGTGATTTACAACGAGGAGCAAGCCAGTGGTCAATACATCCCGACGCCAATGCGTGGACTGATTGTGACCAACATCAGGGCCAAGCGGGGTCAGACGGCTCGCCAACTGGTCCGAATCGCTGCATATGCTACAGGTTCTACCGCAAGTGATGTTACCGTATCCAATGTTCAAGGTGATGTTACGGCGTCCCATGGTGTACAGATTCAGTCAGTATCCAACGTTAATCTTCGGGACATCAACGTTTCGGTGATTAACTCCAGCTCTCATGGTGTGTACTTACAACGCTGCGTAGGCGTAGTCGGCAACGTTCGCGGTAAGACCGTAGCGGCAACCCACGATGGAATCCAGATGACTGGCTGTACCAATGTTGTGCTTGAGGCGGAATCCGCAGGCTCGGCAGGTAATGGTGTGCAGGTCAACGGATGTACCAACGTGGTGCTTAGCGCAGTGATTGACTCTGCGGGTACTAATGGTGTACGTGTTGTTAACTCTACCAATGTGGACATCCCCTCGGGAATCTTCAGCGGGACATTCGGTATCTTCGGTATCAACCAAGCGGGCAACACCGGGTTCACTCCTAGTGATTCAATTGTGTGGAACACCACGTCCCCTCGCATCAATACCGTAGCGATGTCTATGGTGATGAGAACCCCAACCGTGGTCATTGAGGCCAAAGAGGATTCCACCGGTGAACTCATTATCTACCGTGCAATCGGTGCAACTATTACCAGAGTGGCAACAGGTCGGTACACAATATCGTATGCATCACCAATGTCATCAACTCAGCATTACTTCAGCGCTGAGGCATTCCATCCGGGTAACATTCGGAACGTCTACACGATATCTGCCGTATCAACCAACGGTATAACTCTCGGTGTTCGCAATGCAGAAGGTGTGGATACCTACTCTGAGTATATCCGATTTGTTGCTTATAACTATTAAGGAGGCACTATGCCACGTTTCAATCAGCCGAAAGGTTCAACCATTGGTGTGCTCAGGGATGGGCGCACTATCCAAGAGGCATTCGACTCTATGCCCCGCCTTGAGTCATTTGAAGGGAGCACACCCACTGACAAACTCCGGGCGGCAATTACCCTAGGTGTATCTGAGGTAGCCATTGGTCCAGTAGAAGGAAATGATGGTAGTCCTTATGAGTTCGGTGAGGTGGTGATTCCGTACCCTCTGCGTATCGTAGGGTGCGGCTCTCAGGGAATCAACGTTACTAAGGGCACCGTGCTCAAACGCTCCGCTGGTGCATCCTTTATGTTTCACTTCAGTGGCGAAGGTCAGTCACAGCGTCCTATGGGCGGAGGCTTGTTCAATATCAACTTGAACGGCGACTCAGCGACGGCACTCGGTGACATCATTAAGGTTACCCAGTGGTCATGCTTTAAGGCTCAGAACTGTTCCTTCCAGAATATGGCTGGCTGGGGCATCCGCCTGAAAGACGTAATGGAGTCAACAATAACTGGCAACTTGTTCCGACGCTTGGGCGGACCGTCTGGTGGTGGTATACTGTTCGACGATATCCGGTCGGCGGTGACAGACAACGTTAACAACCTCCACATTGAAGACAATACGTTCGCGCTTATCTCTGGACCATGGATTGGATCAACAGCCAACTCGAACCCCGACCTTATCTGGATTTGTCGCAACAAGTTCGAGTATGATGGTACGCCAGCTGTCCCTAACGAAAACCCATCTTACGTGCTGGACTTTGCGCAGCTGAGCAGGGCGTTTATCTCTGAGAACGGGTTCACCCACTTCACTACAGCACGTAACAATTATGCTGGCGTGTTGAGGATCGGTTCGACAGCGTTAGGCACTGTGCTGTTCGAAGATAACCTCCTGTTCGCTTGTGAGTCGGCTGGTGTGATTAATGGTGGTATCGTCGAGAGCCGTGGTAACATCAACAACCAAGGGTCTGCCAGCGCGGCTATCACCCAGTTCACCAATAACTCCAGCAAGGTCTGTAAGCTACAGCGTGTGGTTAACATCCAGTCTAACGGTAACGTCTCTGTGGGACCCCAGCTGTTCCCTGCTGGTTACATCAACATGGCAGAACTTCCGGGTAACACTCGGTTATCTTCCGAGTACGACGCTGATGGTGAAACAACATCGGTACTCCGTGTTCCAGCAAACACTCAGGTTCGACAATGGGCTGTCCCCAAGATGTATCAGGATGGACTGACGGTTGCCAAGGTCACTGTACGGGCAAATGGTGCATCGTCTGGTGCTATCATCTCGTTGCAGAGCGGCTCAACCGTATTATCCACCAAGCCTATTGATGCTGGGGTGTGGAAGAACTACGTGTTCTACGTGAAAGCTAACCAACTGCCAGAAACGTTGCAGCTTCGTAATACAGGTACTGTTGATGCCCTCGTGGACGGTATGGTGTTCGAAAAGGTTAACTATATTGACTGGGACTTCGCGGTGACTCCGGGTACGCTGGCCGTCGGCGCTAAGTACACATCCCCCAACCAATCGTATCTAGACGTTGCCGGGATGCGCGTTCAAGCTGTTAGCACACCAATGTTTGACGGCCCAACAACTGGGTTACAGGTCTGGGTTGAGGCAACCAGCGGCAACGGTTCGTTTACCGTGGTCATGAAGAACGACACAGCGGCTGAGCTGGTGACCACAGTAACACGATGCCGAGTAAGAGCATTCGTCTCATAAGGAGGTAATATGTTGTCCCTAGACTTCAATAACGAAGTTATCAAGGCGGCTCCCATTGCGGGTGTCGCTGGGGCCGATGGTGTAGCGAGGCTCTTCTGGGGCCTCTCACTCAACGAGTGGTTCTACGTCGCGGCAATCGCCTACACAGTGGTTCAAATTGGTGCCAAGGTAGTCGATAAAATCATTGACTGGAAGAAAGCTAATAAGGAGTAACACATGGACCTGATTAAGTTCCTCGAAATGTTAGACACTGAGATGGCTCAGCAGATGCTCATGGACCTGAAGAATCCAGAGAAGCGGACCCCTCAGCTGTACAACGCCATTGGTAAACTACTGGAGCGTCATAAGTTTCAAATCTCTAAGCTGACCCCTGACGTTAACATCTTGGGCGGACTGGCTGAGGGTCTGGAGGCTTATAACTCCAAGGTGGGTGATGATGGTCTGACAGATGACGATAAGTTCACCCTACAGTGATATACTCAAGGTACTACTATATGTAGTGCCTTTATGGATGTCATTGCACTACGCTAGGCGTTCCTACGTGAAATCTGAGAAACATCTGGAGGCATTATGCTGGAAATTACAAAGAGAATCGTCCCGTATCTTGTGGTTATCATGGTGTTCGCCTTCGGGTGGCACTTCGGTTCACAATCTACGGACACCAAGTGGAAGGAGGTAGTACAGAATGAGTACGTTCAGAAGCAAACGGCTAGAGTTGAAACTCAGAAAGCGATTGATGCAGTATCGGCTAAGTACCAAGCAGACCTTGAGGGGCTGGAGGGCAGCACTGATAGGATTATTGCTGATTTGCGTAGCGACAATAAGCGGTTGCGCGTCAAAGTCAAACCTACCAGTGTCGCCGCAGGACCAGACGGTCGATGCCTCGTTGATGGTTCCGTCGAACTACACGAAGCAACTGCTCGAAGTCTTATCGCAATAACCCAGAAGGCCGACCTTAAAGAGAAGGCCCTACAGGACACAATCCGCAAGCTACAAGGGAAAGGAGGTGAACATTGAGTAACTCTCAGCAAGCCAAGAACGCCTTAATCATTGCGCAACTGAAGGGTGACTTTGTCGCCTTTCTCTTCGTGCTCTGGAAGGCCCTGAACCTGCCGGAACCAACCAAGTGTCAAATCGACATGGCCAAGTGTCTGGCGAACCCAAAGAACAAGAAGTTTATCCTTCAGGCTTTCCGTGGTATCGGGAAGTCATTCATCACGTGTGCGTTCGTAGTGTGGACCCTATGGCGTGACCCTCAGTTAAAGATACTGATTGTCTCGGCCTCAAAGGAACGTGCGGACGCTAACTCCATCTTCATCAAGAACATCATCGACTTGTTGCCTTTCCTGAGTGAGCTTAAGCCTCGCCCCGGTCAGCGTGACTCCGTGATTAGCTTCGATGTAGGCCCTGCCAAGCCGGACCACAGCCCGTCAGTTAAGTCTGTGGGTATTACGGGTCAGCTTACTGGTAGCCGTGCTGATATCATCATTGCGGATGACGTGGAGATTCCCGGTAACTCTGCAACCCAAGGTGCTCGTGAGAAACTCTGGACGTTGGTTCAGGAGTTCGCCGCACTGTTGAAGCCTCTACCGACTAGCCGTGTTATCTATCTGGGGACCCCTCAGACCGAGATGACGCTCTACAAGGAACTTGAGGACAACCGTGGGTACTCCACCATCATCTGGCCTGCGCAGTATCCTCGCTCCAAAGAGGAAGACTTGTACTATGGTGACCGACTGGCTCCTATGCTCCGTAGTGAGTACGATGAGGACAAAGAGGGTCTCAGTAGCCAACCTACCGACCCGGTTCGATTCGACTCTATGGACCTTCAGGAGCGTGAGGTGGAATACGGCAAGGCTGGCTATACGCTTCAGTTCATGCTCAACCCGAACCTCAGTGACGCCGAGAAGTACCCTCTACGCCTCCGTGACGCCATCGTGTGCGGTCTACAGGCGGACAAGGCCCCAATGCACTACCAGTGGTTGCCGAACCGTCAGAACCGCAATGAGGAGCTTCCTAACGTGGGTATGAAGGGTGACGAGATTTACTCCTTCCATACGGCCTCAAGTAACACTGGTGCGTATCAGGGTAAGATTCTGGTCATTGACCCGAGTGGTCGCGGTAAGGATGAGACTGGCTGGTGCGTACTGTACACACTAAACGGCTACATCTACTTGATGGACGCTGGTGGTACTCGCGGTTACGAAGAGAAGTCCCTTGAGTTCCTCGCTAAGAAGGCTAAGCAGTGGCAGGTACAGACTGTGGTCTTCGAGAGTAACTTCGGTGACGGCATGTTCGGTAACGTGTTCCAGCCTGTGCTCCTGAAGCATCACCCAGCGCAACTCGAAGAGATTCGTGCTCGTGGTATGAAAGAGGTCCGCATCTGCGATACCCTTGAGCCTGTACTGGCAAGTCACCGCTTGGTTATCCGTGACGAGGTCATCCGACAGGACTACCAGACGGCACGTGACGCAGACGGTAAGCACGCTCTGAAGTACAGCCTGTTCTACCAGATGACCCGTATGAGCCGCGAGAAGGGCGCTGTGGCACATGATGACCGACTTGATGCGTTAGCATTGGGTGTCGAGTTCCTACGCTCTACGATGCAGCAGGACGCTGTGAAGATAGAGGCTGAGGTACTTCAGGAGTTCTTGGAGCACCACATGGAGAAGCCTCTAAGTAACATCTCGCAGTTCCGAGCCACCAGCAGCAACGGTGTGGACATCCGATGGGAAGACGATGGGGATGACTCTATGTTCATCTCATGGTAAGGAGGTAATATGTTTGACGTGAGGTATGACCCGGATGTGCCGGGGTGCCTCTCTAACTCTAAAGGTGAGCAACTCGCAGTTCTACAAGGAGAATACTTCAAGTGGAACGGTGGGAGTGCTCATCGTATTGTATGGGAAGGCTTCAATGGGAGGATACCCGATGGTTACATGATTGACCATATAAACCGCAACAAGCAGGACAATCGGATAGAGAACCTACGGATGGTTACTCGGTCCCAGAATGTCCACAACTCCAAGCGTGCGAGGGCTGATGGTATGCCTAAGGGAATTACAGAACGCCAGCGGGACTTTAGGATTCTGGTCCACAAGGATTGCAAGAGGTACGTAAGGTATGCGCCAACATCCGAGAGGAGCTTGTAGAGTCCTTAGGCCTGTCTGCATATTATGTCGATTCAGACGCATAAGGATTCATTAAGCCACGGAAGGCCACTTTTGGAAAACTCTAGGCATAACAGACACTTGGAATTAGGACCCACTATAGGGAGAGACCACTCAAAGATTACTATAAGACAACTTAAAGATTCATTCATATAGTTATTCACTTTAAGTCTCCTTACAGGTAGAGGGTAGTGATGATAATATCACCCTCTCACTATAAGACACTAAGAGCTAACACAAGGAGGACCTATGCGCTTACTGTTAACCTTACTGCGCCATAGGACTACTTGGCGATTTCTGCTGGTACTTGCTGGTGCCCTTGGGGCTTCACTGGTTACTCAGCAGCAACTCAGTGGACTGGAGACTCTCGTGTGCTCTCTACTCACTTGTAGCGATTAGGGTCTTCCTGACGCGCTAGGGATTCCGTAGTGATGCTTATCAGCATACACCACTCCATCCCTCTACAGTCAATACTTAAAGTTAACCTTAGGTGATTCACTGGGTCTACCTACTGGTCTATGCACTGACCTGAGGACTACCTGAGGTTACCTTTAAGAATTTTACACAAAGTTCTGAGTGTACATCTCACAGTTTAAACTTTTGGTTATCCCCCCCCGGTACCCTCCCAGTTCACCCAAAGTAACCATAGGCCACCCTAAACCTTCGGTTTAACCTTAGGTGGGACTGTTGGGAAACCTTGGGGTGATACTATATGTTGTGGTGAGTGGGACCTTGGGATACTATATGTGGCTATCTCTGTGTCCCTATCTGTTGGTACTCATTAAGTCACACCTTAGGTATCCACCTTAGGACCTCCTGAGGTTATACCTGAGACCATATACCTTAGGTTAACCATAGGCCATCCGGTGAGCCACCACTATAAGGCTATACAATGTAGGTTGTCAATATACCAACCAATTAGGACACACTATAGGGAGACACTTTAAGTATTACTAAGAGACCATTACCATAAAG